CTAACAGATACATTTGTACCGTCAGCAAGAATTGTTAATTCGGTTGCGTAGAACTTGTTGTCCCCTGCTGAAGTCTTTGATATTGAAATAATATACTTCACCATACGCCAAACCGTAGCATCAAAACTATCAATAACAGTTAAGTTTTCTATTCCGTCAACTGTATTTTCATTGTTACCAGAAGAACCCAAATCTGTTGCTTGGGCTGCTGCGGTATCAATTAAATCTACATAGTCTGCTTGAGTAGGTCTATCTCCTGTTTGAAACAGGGCCTTGACATTTGCAATTGATATTTTAGCCATATAGAGATTATATCATCCTTTTAATTATTTAATTATAGAATGTAGTTACTGTAGCCAATAACCTGCAAACCAATACCTGGAGTATTACCCAAACCAATATCCTGAATCTGAATTGCTGAAAACTTAACCCTAAAAGGAAGTACTTCGGTTATAACTGTTTTTCTTGTAAATTCTTCTATTTGTACTTCTGGATAATTTACTGGAAAGATTCGTTTTGTTTTGTTTTGTAGATTATCAAGGATTATTGCTGTTGCCATTAGTCTGTTACATCTTCAAGAATCTTTAGGCTACCCTGAGCAACCGTCCAAACTCTTGTAGGATCTGACAATTGAATGTCAAAGATGTCTCCTGTTTGAAGTTGTACTGACTGTGCTGCTGTAAGCGAAACCGTAAACTCTCCAACAAGGTCATCTGCATCTGCAACGGGAGTTAAAGACAAAACAAGTGTTGCATCATCTGTAATAACTCCAGGTGTTGAAGTAGGTCTCTTAATTTTCATAGCAATAGTCCATTGAGATCCAGAACCCTTTAAAACTAGCGGGACTTTTGCATCGTCTGTTACATAAACCTTAAAGCCAGAAGTATCTCCACGAACTACAGTCCAAACAACTGTAGGTGGTTTATTTCCAATATCGTATGATGTTTGAGATCCTCTTAGAGTTGCCATTTGTTTATTATATCACGACAAACCGTCCTTGAGTGCACCCCAAGTACCGTTTCCTTTTGCCTCTACTATTACTATCCCATTTAGATTATTTGCATATGCACATATACCAACTGCTGCAGATCCTCCTGTTGGTCTAACATTTGTTAGTCCCCCAGATGTTCCAACATATAAAACATCGCCTGCAACAAAACTTGAAGTATTCAAACCTTCCATAACTCCAGCAACAACTACTACTCCATCAGATCCGTTTGCTGTAGTATTTTTTAATAATCCTAATATTGGAGACGATGTAGATGGAAGTGCTTTTGCTATTGTAGTTTTTGCTGAATAGCCTGTTGCATATACTGGCACTCCAGCACTTATTGAAGCCCCGCTATTATTTTTTACATTAATCTGAAAATATGATACGCCATATGCTGGTAGAATTGCATCAAGGGATTCTGCTAATTTTTTAAAATCTCCGTGTACATTTACTGGTGATGTTTCCAGGGGATATTGAATTCCAGCGGTAGAATTAGCATATGTAGTCATAATAAAATAATTATACACCCAAATTTGACTTTTGGGCAAAAATCATGTTATACTAGTTAGTAACACCTACCAGGGTGTTATTGTTTTCTAAGGAGGAAACTATGATTAAATTTATCGAAAGAAACAAAGAGATCATTAGCACACTCAGTATCGTAGCATTAGTAACTGTTTTGTCGAACGGAGCCAATGCTGATTCAGGTCTTGATACGAAGAACAATCTTAGCCTGGAACAGGCTCAGACATCGGAAACCGCCTCGAAAGAGGTTTTTTTGGTTTCTAAGGCTAAAAAGTTAGAGAGTTTTGAGAATAAGGTTTCTCTAACCGATTTAGAACTAAAGGAACTTCTCTCCTTGGTTGGCTTCAAGGGTAAAGACCTTGTAGTTGCTTGGGCAGTTGCTAAAAAGGAGTCTAATGGACGACCATTGGCTTTTAACGGTAACCACAAGACTGGTGACTCGTCTTATGGAATGTTCCAAATTAATATGATTGACAACCTTGGTCCTGATCGTAGAGAAAAGTTTGATCTTGACTCTAATGCAGAACTGTTCAATCCCGTCAAGAATGCAGAGATTGCTTACTATATGACAAATGGCGGAGAAGATTGGTCTTCTTGGAAGGGCATTACCCCAAGAACTAAAACTTGGATGAAAAAATTTCCTAAATAATTAAATTACCTAAATGGTCTAAACCTGCTATACGATTTTTAAAATTATTGTATAGTGGGTTTATTCCATTGTGGGGGTGCGTTCCTATAACATTATTATTTGATAAAAGTCCTGCAGACTGACTAAATGAAGAATTAGCGACAATCAAAACGCCAGCCTCTATCATCATCGTCATTGAATCTACTGGCCCTAAATTATTTACAAATTTTATATTTGGTAAAATTTCTCTGTAGCGATCAAATTCTATGGATTTTAAAAGGTGAAAACCATCTTGATCTCTTTCCAAAAACGGCTGATTCCACATATTTTGCTGAAACTCATTGACAGGCTTATACATTGTTTCTTTATCTGGAGCGTCGGTGCAAACTATTACTTCTGGGTCAATAAGACCAGCAAGTCTAGATATTTCTGGTATTTGTTTTAAAACATTGAAATAAAACTCATCCCCCGTGTACCTTGGATTAATTTCTGTAGCATTAGATCTTCTAATATGTATAACAATATTATTGTTTTTATTTTTATTTAAATTAAAAACTGGAGCATTTAGTAAAATTGAAGGACCAACTCTATAGTTTATTCCAGCCTGATCCTTCTCAGGAAATCCTTCACCAGCATGCTCACATATTTTTTTAAATGGTATTGTTTTAAAATCAATATTTTTCCATGGATTATTAATTATAGAAAAAAAATTTTTAGATAATAAAAGAATATCTTTTTCTTCATAAACCATATCTGAAGGATGAACTATGTACTTTAAAACTTCTGAATCTTCAAATAAAAGATTTTGTTCATATGCATAGCACATTGCATACAGTTTTTTCCATAGCATTGCACCTAAACCATCGACTGTTTTAAACTCTTTTACTATTGCTGACATCTATTAATTTTATCATTTCTTTATAGTAAAACTCGGCCCAGTGTATTTGCTTGTGCATTCCTGGATGCGGTCTATGAGATCCTGGTCCCCATGCCCCAGGATTTTTTTGATAGTCATATCCAAAATCAAAGATCTGTGGATGCGTCTCTTTATACTCTTTGTGACATTGAATTTCTTCCCAATTATTCATTTTATAATAAGGTTCTAAGTTTTCTACCTCTACTTGTGGTATGACAAACTCAAAATCTGGTGGAAACTCTTTTCTTACTGGATCTTTAATATAATTTTTAAAATTTGTTTGTAAAAACAATTCATCATCATCTGTTAATGCATTTGACCAACAACTCCATATTAATTTTATATTGCTCATCTTGCAGAATGTTTCTAACATTTTAATGTGATCTAGATTTTGATAATATACCCATTCATAAGGAAGTATTTCTTGGTAATTCCAAGGTGCTGATACCTTTGTTTTTTTTTCAGAATAATTTATGTACCAATCTTGAAGCCTGTCTGCTTCTGGACTAACGAAATAAAATCTTTCAAAATTTGCAAAGTTACATATAACATATTCGGGCAAATATTCATATTTGTTTATCATTCCAAAAAAACTTGAAATATCTTTGTTTATTGCTGCTCCGCTATAAGATATATTTCCTATACTAAAATTTCCATGTGGCAACAACATATTTTCTAGAATATTAGTCCACCTTGCTTCTACTGGCAATCCCTGTCCCAAAGTTAAAGAGCAGCCTATTGCAACAACATTTGGTTTGGTAGAAAACTCAACAGATCGCAAACCATCAGAATTCCAAGAATAGTCATACTCTGGCCTTGCTGATTCTGCATGTGCTGCTATAAATGGGTCTGTTCTTAATTTGTCAACATACTTATTGTTTTTGTTATACCCCTGGTGAGGTATTGGTCCATTTATATATAAATCAGAAAACATATTATTAGTATATCAGATTACTTTTTTTAATTTTTCTATATTTTCTTTTTTGTTTTATTTTAAAAATAAATCTTTTTATAAGTTTAATTTTGACTCACTCCATTCTCTCCACCACATTTTTTTAGCATTATCTAAATAATGATTATTCCAAGAGTAGGGTTGTGGGTGAATTTTTTCAGGATTATCAAAAAAATCCCATGTTTCTTCAAGACCTGATTGATTTCTATTCCTATGTATGTAGGCAGTATATGTGCTTCCAGAAGTACCAACAAAATTTACAGAATCATGAAGGACAAGATTACAAATTAATCCAAAAACAACTTCGTCTCTGTACTTTAACTCTTGAAATTCTTTTGCAAAATTATTTACAATATATTCATCTAAAAGAATAAATCTATGTTTGTTTTCTAAAATCATTTTATGACCTGGCTCACAAGTTGAGACTAATATTGGTATGTTATTATTTTCAAACTTATCTAGCCAAGACTCAAACATTTCTTGTGTTGTATCAAACATTTTTACGTGATCGGAAAGTCTTAAATGCATTCCTTGAAAACTTCCTATTGAGGTAGAAACCTTTTTTGCAAAATCGTAGTATTCTTTTTTAAATTTAACAGAAGACAATGCTTTTTCTAGTTCTGGAGATCTATTATAAAAAAATCTACCATACCAACCAAGGGTTTTCTTTAAGTGCAAGTTCTTAGAAAGATCTAACTTTTTTCTTCCATCAGCAAAAGCAATTTCATCTTCAGAAATATTTTCTGATTCACTATAGTAGTAGTCAAAACATAACTGATCAACTTCTTGCTCTTGTTGTATAAAATGATTAATTTTTTCATCTATTAAAATTAAATTTTCATTCCACTCAAGAAGTTCTGCTAAATGAGGAAATTCGTCTTGGCTTGTAAAATCTTTTCTTTGATTATTGTACCATCTGCTTGGAGTATATATGGGAACTTTTTTAAAATCATATAGTTCATCTCCATTATTAGAAACATAATGAACAATTAATTGTTTTTTTGTTACTGCAGAAAGACCTACTGCAATTTCTAAACTCATAACTTGGTTTATTAGTCCTGTTGGATTGTATAACTGATAAAATATTGTATTACTCATTTTTTCCTATTTGTTTTTTTATCCAATTAAATGTTTCTTTTATACCATACTCTAAGTCTTCGTCTGGAGCATATCCCAAAACATTTTTAATTAATTCATTATGAGAGGTTCTTGCATGTACACCAAGTGGTCCTTGAATGTGTTTTTTTGTTAAACTTTTTTCTGCAATACTGCAAACAATGTCAACCAACTCATTAATAGATACATTTCTTTCAGACCCAATATTAATTGGCTCAAAATATTTGTCTTCTCTGTAAAAATCTACTGTTGCCTTTATTGCTTCGTCTATATACAAGAATGATCGATGTTGTTCTCCATTTCCCCAGATTTCTATCTCGTCAGTTGCTGTTGCTACTTTGCGACAGATTGCGGCAGGTGCTTTTTCTTTGCCACCGTCCCATGTTCCGTATGGCCCATAAACATTATGATATCTAGCAATTTTGTTTTTCATTCCGTAGTTTCGGTTATAAGCAAGATAAAGTCTTTCGCTAAATAATTTTTCCCAACCATACTCTGTGTCTGGTGCTGCTGGGTAAACAGTGTCTTCTCTACATGTCATATTTTTAGAGTCCATCTGATTGTGTTCTGGATAAACGCATGCAGTAGAAGAAAAAAATATAGAGTTAATTCCAAGGGCCTGTGATCTTTTTAATACATTAACATTAATAAGAATTGAATTACCCATAACTTCTGCATCATTTTCTCCAGAATTAATATACCCTGCTCCACCCATATCTGCAGCAAGTTGATATACTTCATCAAACTTTCTATCCAGTACTTTTAAAACAAGGCTTGGATCTCTAAGATCTCCTATTACAAAATCATCAGCATATGTGTTCCAATATTCAGGACTTTTTAAGTCTACACCACGAACCCAAAATCCATCTTCTTTTAATCTTTTAACTAGGTGGCTTCCGATAAAGCCTCCTGCCCCTAGCACTACTGCTGTCTTAATTGCCATTCTTCCTCCGTAATATTCTTTCTTATAACTTCTAAATAGTTAGGTCCCTTTGTAAAATACCAATGGTCTGGCTCTGCAAAATGAAAAAATATCATAGCAACATGATTTGTTTCTGGATTTGGAAATTTTTCTCTCCAGTGCAACTGATCATTTCCATAATATGCCAATGCTTCGTTAGGATAAAGACAATAGTTTTTGTCTTCTACCCACAAATCCCACGGCTCATTCTGATAAACACACATATCAAGAGTGTACGTGCATGCATTATCATCTTTATGTTTATACAAACTTGGTTCAGGGTCTTGCCCTTCATAATGAGCAAAAAGCGTATATGTTGGAAGTAACTCTTTGCTATTAAATACCTTTCTTGCAATTTCTGTTAGTTTATTTGCTAACTCTCCTAAAATTGGAAGGCTATTGTCGGCAATACAGTATCTACTAAATCCAGGATCAAAGCCAAAACTTTTGGGATCCTTTAAAGATTCTATAAGTCTTAAATAGTCTTCACTATCTAATAAATTATTTATTATTAATGGTTCTTTCATTTAAGCCAACTAACTACCGCATATCTTTCGCCCTCAATAACTGGGGATACTGAATGATTATAAACATATGTTGAGGGGAACATAATCATTTGGTTTGACATTGGCTTTATGCTTAAATTAAATCTAGGAAAGTTTATTTCTCCGCCAACGTAATCATCGTTCATGTAATATAAAGTAGAAACCCTTCTATGATAGTCTGGGTGATCATCTATATGATTAGTAAAAAACTGTCCCTTACCATACTTTAAAATTCCATATTGGTCATGCCAACTTGAACCTATTCCATAATAAAGCAAATAGTCTTTTTCAATTAAATCAAAATGTTCAAAAAATAAATTATTTAAGTTTTTATTAAACTCTTCAATAAAATTTGCTGATGGTTCTGTATCTACTTTCCCTAAATATGGCACTCCTATTGTTAAGGTATTTCTTGTTTCGTTGTTAACCCTAACACTATCTGCCTCCTTTACAGATGCACCCTGCCATTCTATTTTTGCAGAATTCATACCTTCTTCAATTTCTTTGTATAAGTTTTTTGAATTTGGAATTACATTGCTATAAACAACAATTCCTGTTGCTATTTCTTCTTTTATCATTATCTACCACTTTCCTACTGGGCAAGTTGCTTCTTCTAATTTACTTTTTGCTGCCATAAAACAACCACATTTTTTACATTGTGTTGTTAGTTTTATTAATTCTGGACATTGTTTGCAAATAGATAGTCTTTCTTTTGCTAAACTATTTTCTGAATATTTTGTTTTATCAAGCATATCCCAAGGTCTTGTTTCTCCAAGATTTTCTTTATATTTTTCCCAAACAGATTTTTCTTTCATTCTAAAAGTATATCATATTTAACTTTATAAGTTAATATATATTGTTTTAAAACTAATCTTAAAGCATTAGGCCACTACTAAATGTTGGGAAGAACGGTGGTGCAACGGGCGTTGGTGCAGGTGTTGGTGCAGGTGTTGGTGTTGGAGGACCCGCTACTGGTGCAGGTGTTGGAGATGGGGCAACTGGTGAAGGTGTTGGTGCAGGCGTTGGTGCAGGTGTTGGTGCAGGTGTAGGTGCTGGTATTGGTGTTGGTGCAGGTGTAGAGTAGCATGGTAAAGTTGTAATATTTGTAGATACATCGCCTACTCTTACGCTGCCAGGTGCTCCTTGACCGCACTTAGTGTTTAACGCATCTCCTGCAACCGAAGATCCTACATATTCTCCACTAACTATTGGACTATCAGAACAACAAGCGTAATATGTTTGAAGTGCTGCTGGTGCTGGAGTTGGAGATGGAGCAACAGGTGTTGGTGTTGGTGCTGGTGAAGGCGCAACAGGTGTTGGTGTTGGTGCTGGTGAAGGTGCAACAGGTGTTGGTGTTGGTATGCTGGTAGTTGCAATAGATGAATTAGCACTTGCTAAGAATGCGCCTCCTGCATCTCTTGCTGAAACATAGACTGAATATGTAGTATTTGGAGATAGACCACTAAATGTATAGGATGTTGATGTTGTAATAATTGCAGAAGATTGGGTATCTACTAAAGCATAGAAGATGCGATAGTCTATAGTTCCTGCAGGAGCGGGTCCCCAAGAGTATGAAATAGAGTTGTGTGTTGAAGAAATGCTTGTAATATCAAAAGTAGGCGAAACAGGTGTTGGTGTTGGTGCTGGTGAAGGCGCAACGGGTGTTGGTGTTGGTGCTGGTGAAGGCGCGACAGGTGTTGGTGTTGGTGCTGGTGAAGGCGCAACAGGTGTTGGTGTTGGTGCTGGTGAAGGCGCAACAGGCGAAGGTGTAGGAGCAGGTGTAGGAGCAGGTGTAGGAGCAGGTGTAGGAGCAACAAGCGATGAAAGAAATATTCCTATACTGCTTGGGTTACGGAATAAAGGACTCATTGCTCTCCCTTTCTAACTAAGCAAACTTAGATAGAGATGCTAGACATGTAAAGGTAGCGTTGGCAGTTTTTCTAATTTGCAACATATACAAATCTGTTGCACTAACATTTCCTACGCTTGGGGCTGTTCCACCCAGCCATTTAGGAGTAACTGAGTTACCATCAATAGTATATCCAGTAGCATAATATGCTGTTGAACCATTTGGTGATTCAAAAGTAACTGTAATAGACTCTCCAATTTGCATTAAAGAATTTAGTGTAACTGATGAACTGCCTCTAACATTTAAAACATAGTTTCCAGAAGAATTAGATGTGCGAATATTAACAGATGCGGTACTAACATCAAGATTTATAGTTCCAGTAGCAGCAGTTGCTGATATATCTATTTTTTCTTTTGGAGAAACTAATAAAAGAGAATCTGCAATATCAAACTGTAAATCTTCTGTATTCCAGTCAATTCCTACACCAGCAAGTTCTTCATAGTCTCCTGCAATACCAGCAATTGCGTCTGTGACGTATGTTTGAGTTGCTAAAAGTGCGGTATTTGCAATCCCGTGGATATTTGTAGTATCTGCTTCGTGTGTTTCGTCTGCTTTCTTTAAAACTTCAAGATATCCTGCTATTGACTTTGTATTAATTCCGCTTCCAGTACCAAGATTATATTCTGTAGGAATTGTTGTTGATCCATAGTGGTAAAGCCTTAAAGCCTCTTTAATATCGGCAGCATCTCCATAGCCAGGTATCTTGGTTGGGTATATCCCAGAGCCATCTTGCGTTTCATTAATATATTCAGCCATTGCATATCACCATTTTATATTATACCACCGTAATTAGGAAATGAACAAAAACTGTTCTGTTTAGTCCAACCCAACTTCCATCTGAAAATTCAACGGCATTTATGTCAACTGGAAGTTTTAGATCTCCAGTGCCTGCTTCAAATGCCAAAGGTTTAATTGTAATAGAGTGTGCAATAGGATTTTCTGGATCAGAGAATGTACACTGAACATTAAAGTCTTCTGCTGTTAGACCACCTACAAGACTTTGTGGTGCAATATTAGATACTCTAAAATCTACTTCACTTGTAGTCTTGCCATCTGTAAAAGCAACGCTTCTTATAGCACTAAACTTATCTTTTAATAATGTTCCAGTTGATACCCAAGTATTAACACCAGAAACTTTTTGATACTGATAAAGAACCATATAATCATCATCTGTTGCCTGAACATTTATATAAAGGTCAAGCAACTGCAATGTCTCAATAAAATTTGTTACTGCATTTGGATTTCCGTTTCCTACAAGAAAAATTCCACCTCTATCTCCTTGCGGTCCAAAATCAACTTCTACATTAACATTGGCTGTGCCACCAATTACTTTAACGTCGTCAGATGATACAAATACGTTTGTCATTAACTTTCATAGCCCTGAGTTACGTCATCTGTTACTGAAATAGATCCAGTTAAAAGTGTAAATACTTTATCGTAAGTTCCTGGACCTGGAGCATAGATTTGAATATCATAAACATAAGTTATGTCTGGGTCCATAAGCGCACCATTTTCTGGAGTAATCGCGCAAGTAATATATGTTCCATCTGTTGAGATTATTGCGCTTCCAATAATTTGATCTGGAACTCCTGCCGCACCTCTAATTTCTGCAATTGTAAAAGTAGCATCACTGTAGTCATCTAATTGAAAAATAGAACCATCAGTTTTTTGAGGGTATACCTTAAATTCGTGTGTATCACCCTTGTAATAATTTATATTGAGTTCGCCTGGAAATGCCATAGTTTTATTATACCACGCTGACATATACAGAATTGAAAATTACGGAAGCGTCAAAGTCTGTTCTAATTTGAGGAATAGCCCCATTGCCCCACATAGCCTTATTCTCAATAAATATATTCTGAGTAACTGAAAGGTTGTAGGAATTTTGATATTTAAAAGAACCCACCAACTGAACAAATTCTTGATCATTACTTGCAAAATAGGTCCTTAGCCAAACCTCAGTATTAGCCGTATATGTGGTTATTTCAAAGTTGTATGTTACGAATATTTGAGATCCTTCTTTTATCCCGTGGAAGTTTAGTGCTCTCTGATGGCTATTCCACAGACTGGTACAGCCTTTAGGTAGATATGTTTCATTTTGGACTTTATCTTTTGTATCAAGAATAAGAGTTACCCAACCATCGTCTCCTTGAGATATGCCAAGTTTGGTTGGTTTTGTAATATCGTTTGTATATGAAGCCCATCCTGCTTGCTGACCTGAAGATGATAGAGAACTTATTCCATCTTTGCCATTTGGCCCTGCAGATCCTTTGGGACCTTGCTTTCCTTCTGGTCCTTGAGGTCCTTCTTTTCCATCTATTCCGTTTTTGCCTGCTGGTCCTGGAGGACCTACTGGTCCAGGAACTGGAAGAAATGATAGTGTGTTTTCTTGGTATGGAGATGCCTGACTTTGTTCTACTTGTGCAGCATATGAAGATTTTTTTGCACCTGGAAAGTCCATAGATTTAGAAGCAGCCATAAAGACATTATCTCATGATATTATTTATTTACTTTAAAAGTTTTATTTTTAATTCTAATTACTGGTGGCAACTCAGGTCTTGGAGTTGTAACTTTTACTACTGCCATTATAGGCTACCTGTAACATCCCCAAGCACAGAGATAGTTCCAATCAAAGGTGTCCAGGTTGTTTCTCCATCAATAGTCACTTGAAGATCAAATGTTAATTCTGTTACAACTGATTTAAAACCAGTACCCCATAATTGAGTAATAGATGCAGGTGCCATAATATCAACATACCCATCTTCTGCTGTAATTTCCAGGGAATCTAAAGCATCAGACTGTGGATCATAAGCAGTAGCCTCAAAGGTCCAATCAGAGGTGTCAAAATATGTTTCTTCATCGTCTTCTAAAAACTCAACACGAAGCGGAGAGGTATCTCCTCTAACAATTTGCCATTTAATTCTGGCTGGATCTGCTCCAAAAACCTCTGGTCCACACATAGTCATAATACTTGATTATACCATAAAAAAAAGACTAGTACTCAGGCTGGTGGGTATGAGAGACAAACCAGAGTACTAGTCAGATTAAAGTATATCATATCAGTACAATTCGGACAGTGATATTTAAAGTTATCAAATTGTTATAATAGGTAATGTCCGTTTTGTACTCTTTTGTCATAAAGTGTCAGGATGTCGGATAGTGTATACTAAATATATATAAGAAAAAAGAACTATCTTTAAGGTTTGTATTTACAAGATATCTTATATATAGTATATAGTATTAAATAGTTAATTTAAATAATACTTGTTATTTTTATCAAAACTAGTTTTGTATCCTTCTGCGTGGCAAAAATATTCGTTATTAAAATACACAAAATTTTTATTTTCTTGTACTATTCTTGAAAATAAAAAATTTTCTGGTTCTCCGTCTTGAAGAGATTTAAATTTTTCAATTTCATAACTTTCATATTTTAAAATATAACTATCTAAAATTAATTTTACAATTTGGCTATTTTTTATTGCTCCAAAATTTGAATTATTTACTCCAGTATGCTGAAACCCTATATTAGAACACATCATATCCTCTTGTTTATAATTAAACTCTATAGATTCTTCTATTGATTTAATACATACAGAATCCATATCAGCATATACTCCACCATTTCCATATACAGCAACTAATCTCCAAATATCTGCTTGATGGACTTTACCTAATGACAAGTAATAACTATGGAGTAAACTATCATATTCTTTTACCTGCTTAGATCTTTCTTCTGCGTCAACATATCTATGCTCCCAGCCTGGATTTAAATGTTTCCAGGTTTTTATAATGTCTTTTTGAAAAGTGGGCAATTGGCTATATGGTAATTCGTGTGTTTGCCAAATAATCTTTGGAATCATTTATTTATTCTTTGCTATATATTCAATAAGAATTTCATACATATGATCTAATTTGCGATCCATATCTTTTCTTTTTGCTTCTGCTTCATTAATGCGATCTTCTAGTCTTGAAACCTGGTCTTTTAAACTTGACCCAGAATTCGGCTTAAGTTCGACGAGATAGTGTTTTACAAGCCACTTGATTGAGCCAGCAACAACTGCTACAATTGTAAGTACGGATACGGCTAAAGCAGCCCAATCTTGAATTGTCATAACTAGATTATTATAAGGGGTATTTTACTAAAATGAAAACAGACATACTTGAAACGTTAGAGTATTCTAAAAATTTAATTATATCTCCCGATATGGATGGCTTTATGACCGCAAAATTATTAGAGCGTTTTAACGGTTCGAAAATAGTAGGATCATATGATAAGAACATCTTGTGTCTCGCCGACGGGATCAATGCAGAGGAATGTTTATTCGTAGACTGCGATATGAATCGGCAAGAGTATGTATCTCTCGGCAATCATATGAGACTGCTTGAAGACGGTATGTCAGTTGAGTCGTTTAATCCGAATGTACACTTCGGCGTGACGACATATACTGACAAGTTTCCATATGCAACCGCTTTTTTGATAAGTTTCGCAACAGAGGTTCAAACCTCCG